AGAAGAACTTGATGAATTAAAACAAGCAGTAGAAGAAAATGATATAGTAGGAGTATTAGATGCTATATTAGATATTACTTATGTAGGATTAGGAAATGGCGCTTTGGTGTTTGGTTTAAAAGACAAAATTGAACCAGGTTATGCTGAAGTACAAGCCTCTAATTTATCTAAAGTTTGTAAAACAGAAGAAGAAGCACTTGAAACTGTACGAGTTCGTACTATTCAACAAGGTGAACGTTGTCACTTTGAAAAAGTAGGAGACAATTATATTGTGTATAGAACTAGAGATATGAAGGTGATGAAATCAGTAAACTACTTTAAACCAGACTTAAAAAAATTCTTCTAAATGTATCAAGCAATCCATTATGATTTCTCTACTTATACTTACCATCTTCGTGATGATAAGAGTGGTTGGCACGAATTTAAATTTCAACCCACTTATTATAAACGAGTAGATGAGCATGAGGAAGGAGCACAACCTGTATTAACAGGAGGGTGGGCTATACCTACTACAAAATATAATAAAGATGACACTAACTTATTAGAAAAAGATATTAATAAAGAATTAGTTGTGTTACGAGAACTTTACTATAAGTATGATGACGTAATTCCTTCATTTCATAATATTGTACATTTAGATATTGAAATAGAGATGGGAGGCGCTTTAACACCTGAATACATTAAAGCTGCTCCCATGCCTATTACTTCAATTGCTTTAATTGATATGACTACAAAAACAAAAATATGTTTTATTGTAGATAAAAGTAAAGAAATAGAAGAAACAAACCAAGATGGTAAACAAATTATTCCTTGTGGTTCTGAAAAGGAACTAATTAAACGTTTTTTAGACAAATGGGAAGAATTAGATCCAACAATTGTAGTAGGATGGAATAGTGCTTATTTTGATATTCCTTACATATATTTTAGAATTCAACAAATACTAGGTGATGAAGTATTACGTATGTCTCCTATACGAAAAGTAAATTACAGAGAATTTAATGGTGAAATACAAGTTAATATAGCTGGTGTTAACCATTTAGATTATATGTTACTTCATAAAAAGTATATTATGAAGGAAGAGCCATCATATAAATTAGGAGAAATAGGAACTAAATATGTTGGGTTGGGAAAGTTAGAATATGAAGGTAATCTAAATACATTATTTAAAAATGACAAAAATGCTTTTATAGATTATAACTTACGAGATGTTGAAATCATTGAAAAACTAGAGGAAAAATTAAAATTTATCGAGCTAACAATTATGATCTCTCATATTTGTAATATACCTTATGAAAGTATTTATTATAATACAGTAATGAATGAAGGTGCTATTCTAAAGTATTTAAAACGAGAAGGTATTGTATCACCAAACAAACCGACTACCCATAATCCGTCTTTAAAAGCAAATACTGCATCGTATGCTGGTGGTTATTTATTAGAACCAATACCAGGTCTATATTTTGATGTAATTGATTTAGACTTTACCTCATTATACCCCTCAATTATGAAATCATTGAATTTGGGTATTGAAACATTAGTAGGTAGAATTAAAGTAGATAGTAATCCAACATATGAACAACAACATTCATTAGAAAAACTTAAATTAAGAAATCCTGATGAACAAGTAATTATTGAAAGATTAAACAAAAGTAATTATACTCTTAAATCAGCTCAAATAAAAATAGGAGATTTAATTAAATTAATAGAAAAAAACGAATACACTATATCAGCGTCAGGAGCTATATTTAGAACTGATGAAAAAAGTGTTGTAGCAACTATATTAGAAGGATGGTTTAATAAACGAGAGCACTATCGAGGATTAAAGAAAAAAGCAGGTAAAGACGAAGATTGGGCTAATTATAAATTATATGACTTATTTCAACATGCATTTAAGATTTTACAGAATGCGATGTATGGTACATTTGCAATTAGTGGATGGAGATATACTGATGGTCAATTAATTTGTAGTGCTGCTATTACTAATTCAGGACAAAGATTAACTTGTGAATCAATTGACTTTGTAAATAATAAAATAAATACTGAATTAGGAGTTGAAAAACAATATGTCTGCATTTCAGATACAGATTCAATGTATATTGTATTAGGAGATCTACTTAAACATAGATACCCAGATCTTAAACCTGAAGAAAAAAATGATAAAACACTTAAATTAGCAATCGAAATACAAGACGAAGCAAATGCTGATTTAAATCGTATAAGTAAAAACTTATTTAATATAGCATTTAACACTCATTACTTTCAATTAAAACAAGAGGTAATTTGTTCTAGTGTATTAACTACAGGTAAACGAAGATATGCAATGTATGTTACTAATAAAGAAGGTGTTGCAGTAGAAGAACTAGACATGAAAGGACTTGAATTAATGAAGTCTAACATGAATAAGTTATTTAAGAAATTTGGAGAGGATTTTATCAAAAATATATTATTTGGTAAAGAAAAATCAGAAATAGATGATGATATAGTTACATTCTATAAAGCACTAAAAACATTAGACCCAAGACAATTAGGTAAACCAACAGGAGTAAAACAAATACATAACTACCATCTACCAGCTAAAGCAGGAGATATGTTTAGTGGTTTTAAAATAAAAGCACCATACAATACTAAAGCAGCTATTCGTTACAATGATTTACTTAAATTTAAAAAATTAGATAAAAAATTTGAATCTATAATTGAAGGAGATAAAATATTTGTAATTAACTTAAAACAAAATCCCTACAATTTAGAAACAATTGGTTTACCAAACGCCCAAGTACCTCCAGCAATAGAAGAATTCGTTAAAACATATATTGATGTTGAGGAGATATTTGACTCGTTATTGGCCAATAAGTTAAAATCATTATATCTTGATCTAAAATGGGATTTTCCAGCACTTAACAAAAATGTTGGTAAATTTTTTAACTTTTCGTAATATGTATAATAAATAATAAAATACCATGAAAAAATCAGAATTACAGCAAATAATTAGAGAAGAAATACTAGAAGCAATGGCTGCTCCACCAACTCCCGCAGCAAAAACCGGATCAGTAGCAGGAGGTTCAATATCAACATTAACAGCTGCATTAAAAGGTATAGGCATCACAGACCCAAATATTACTAATATTCTTGGAAAATTAAAAAATCTTAAATATACTCCATCAATGACTGAAAAACAAATTATAACGGATGTATTTAGAAAGATGATGACTACTAATGATGATATAGCTTTATCTAAAGTTTTTAGCGCTTTAAAACAGATGGAAGCAAAATAAGTGATTAAATTAATTAATATATTAAAAGAAATATATCTTGATGAAGCCATTGTGCGTGTTCCTCAAGAAATACTTAATAAAAGTAAAGAAATTTTTAATTATATTAAATCTCATTTAGAAGATTTAAAAACTAAATCACCTAAAGATTATAACCAACCGTATATTGATTCTAAATTTAAGGATTATTTTAAATTTAAAGATCTTAAAAATCAAGATTTAGTTATTAGCATAGGATTTTATAATGATCCTAAAGATGCAGGTGCAGGAAGAATGGATACTACAGATGGTATTCTTTTAATTAATTTATCTTTATTTGATCCTAATAATTTAGAAGATTTTGAAGAGTTAATTGAACATGAATTAGTTCATGCTATGGACCCTAAAATTAAAGACATGAGTATATACAAAGGTATAGCTCATAAAGGAACAGAACCTGCTGGAAGTAATTTTGCGCGTTCTCTAGATAAATCTGCCCTAGGAAATACTAAATCAGAATTTGAAAAAAATTATGAAAAATATTTAAAATCACCTTGGGAGTTTGATGCATTTTCAGCACCACTAATTAATACTCTTAAATTTAATATAAATAAATTTCCAAATGATCCTGCCTATAGAAATTTACTAATTCAATTATTATCAGATATAAAAACTAAAAGCATTGAACAAATAGTTAATGATGATAAATATGAAAAATTACCTTGGTTCTTTAGTAAAAAAGAATGGGATACTAAAAATTGGAATGATGTTTTCAAAGCATACCAATCTGAATTATATAAAATGAAAACTTGGTCAACTAAACCAACTTTATATCAACGTTTTACAAAAAAATTAGGAACAGAATTAATTTAAGACTTGGAATACCAAGTCTTTTTTTATATATTTAAAAAATAAAAGTTATATGATACCTAAATTTGAATTACAAGCAGTTATAAATAAATATTACCTAAACGGAATGAATGAAGCCGTTAAATGGGATATTAAAGATAAAAACTTAAACATTAAGTTTACTTCACCAACAAAAGAAATGATTGGAGAAGTAACACATACTGATTTTACCTTACCTGATGCAAACATTGGTATAAGTAATACTTCTCAATTATTAAAATTAATTAGTATAGCAAATGGAGATGTATTGTTGAGTTTTGTTAGGAATGGTAAATCATTTTCTAAACTAATTATCTCAGACAATCAATTTACCGCTAATTATACTTTAGCTGATATGTTAACAATTAATAAATCAGGTGCTTATAAAGGATCTGAAGATTATAATTTAACTACATCACTAGATAAGGATATTATATTAGCAATGATAAAAGCAAAATCAGCATTAGATGAAAGTCCTACTGTGATGTTAAAACCATCTACAAATATGGATGGTGAATTTGAGTTAGAGTTAGTGTTTGGAGGCGATATAGAATACTCAAACAAAGTATCTTATTACTTAGCTAACTTTGTTAAAAACAATGTATCACATGATTTTACATTAGGATTCAACTCAGATTTACTTAAAGAGATATTAGTAGTTAATAAAGATTCTGATGAAGCAAAATTGTCTATTAATTTAGAAGGATTGATGAAATTAGAATTTAAATCAGGTAACATAAAAAGTATTTATTACATAGTTCAAAAAGATATATAATGTTTTCAATAGTTAAACAATTTATAGATTGGAACGGGAGTCTATACATTATCAAACGTTCTCTTAAAGAGGATCGTTTACCTCAAGATTTAATACAAGAATTTAAAGAATTCGTATTAGCTGATACCGTAGTAAAAAAAGACGGAATATTACATTTTATCCAAAAAATCGATGAAGCTCAAATAATTGAAGAAGAAGAAAGTGAGCTTGGTGAAGTAATTGAAAATTAATATATTTATACAAGTAAAACAAGTTATAAAAAAATAAAATCTATGTCAAAATTACAAGCTGTATTCAACAGCATCATCGTTAGACCTCAAGAAGAGGAAGAGCAAACTTATGGTTCAATCGTTGTCCCGGATTTGGGGCGTGAAAAAGGCCTTAGAGGTACTGTTGTATCTGTAGGACCTGGCTATCACTCCGCAACAGGAATATTCATCGAATCATCACTTAAAGTAGGTCAAAAAGTTATTTTACCTCCAATGGGTCCTACCAAAATAGAAAGCGATGGCGAAGAATTTTGGTCGTGCAGTGAAAATATAGTATTAGCAATTATTAACGATTAAAATTAAGTTATGAACAAAAAAGTAGAATTTGGGCCTGAAGCCCGTAAAAAGATTGTAAAGGGTATTAATAAACTAGCAGATGCAGTTACATCTACTCTAGGACCCAATGGTAGAAACGTTATATACACTGAGTATGGCGAAGTAAGATCAACAAAAGATGGTGTATCAGTTGCAAAACAGATTTCAAATTTAGAAGATCCTATTGAAAATTTAGGTGTTGAGATGATTAAACAAGCATCTATCAAAACAGCAAATAATGCAGGTGATGGTACAACAACATCAACACTCTTAGCTCAAAAAATGATTAACGAAGGTTTATCATCATTAGATAAAGGAGCAAATGCAGTAGAAATTAAACGTGGTATTGATTTAGCTATTAAAGAAGTAGTAAATTGTATGCGTAAAGAAATTGCACAAGACATCACTTCAGAAAACCAATTAGAACAAGTAGCTACCATTTCCGCAAACAACGATCCTGAAGTAGGAAAATTGATTGCAACAGCAATGGAAAAAGTAGGTCGTGAAGGAGTAGTTCATATTGAAGAATCTAAAACTGGAGAAACATATCTTGAAACAGTAGAAGGTATGCAATTCGATAGAGGATATAAGTCACATTACTTTGTTACAAATAACAATGACATGTCTTGTACTTTAGATGAACCATTTGTTTTAATCGCAGATAAAAAGTTTGGTCAAGTAAAAGATTTATTACCAATTTTAGAATATGCTTCAACAAGTGGAAAATCATTATTAATCATTGCTGAAGATATTGATGGAGAAGCTTTATCTACTCTTATTGTAAATAAAATGAGAGGAACATTAAAAGTATGTGCTGTTAAAGCTCCTGACTTTGGTGATCGTAGAAAATTATTACTAGAAGATATGGCTATCATGACTGGTGGTGTAGTATTTTCTCCAGACAAAGGAATGAAATTAGATAAATTTGATAAGTCTTGGTTTGGTAAAGCTCGTTTAGTTACTGTAACTAAAGAAGAAACAACAATTGTTGATGGTAAAGGCGAAACAAATAAAATCGAAGCTCGAATTGATGAATTACAACAACAAATTGAAAAATCAATTGTGCCATTCGAAAAAGAAAAGTTACAAGAACGTTTAGCAAAATACATTGGTGGAGTAGCTATTATTCATGTAGGTGGAAATAGTGAATTAGAAATGAAAGAAACTAAAGACCGTGTTGACGATGCTTTACATGCTACAAAAGCAGCAATTGAAGAAGGTATTGTACCAGGTGGTGGTTCTGTTTTATTATATGCTCGTGAAGCAATTACACGAACAAGAATGGAATTAGATTCTGATCTTTATATTGGTAAAGAAATTGTTTACAAAGCATGTGCTGCTCCATTTATGAAAATTTTAGCAAACGCTGGTTATTCAGAAGGTGAATGTTATGGTTTAATTAATCAAATGGGTAAAGACAATTGGACAGGATATAATTTAAAATCTGAAACATTTGTAAACATGAAAGAAGCAGGAATTATTGATCCAGCTAAAGTAACTAGAAACGCACTAGAAAATGCAGCGTCGATTGCAGGTACAGTATTATTAACTGAAGCAGCAATTATCGAAATAAAAGACGATAAAAACGAAGCACCTGAAATGGGTGGAATGCCTGGGATGTACTAATGAAAAAAGAAGTATACATATTAATCGCCCGGAGAAACCCTCCAGGCGATAAATGGTGTTTAGTAGATGATACTACAAACACTGTTCATCTATCACTAACTGAAACGTTAGAAGCGTATTATCAAACAGTAAATACACCTTACGATTTTAAGTTATCGCCTTTAAAAGGAGAACTATACATCATTACAACAGAAGATGTTGCACCACCTCCTCCCCCTCCAGTAAAAAAATTCAATATATATGGAGATCTTTAGATTTGGATTCCTAAATTATTGATTGTATATTTAAAAAAATAAAAGTTATGACAAAAAGATTACATACAATTTTAAATGAAAAATGGAGACCCGATACATTAGAAGGTTATATCTGTCGAGATGAAACTAAATTAAAATTCGAAGAATTTATTAAACAACAAGATATCCCTCACCTCCTATTCGCAGGTAAACCAGGCGCAGGTAAAACAACAATCGCTAAAATATTAGTCAAAAATATTGATTGTGATTATTTGTATATCAATGCAACTGATGAACGTTCAATTGATGTAATGAGAGATAAAGTAGGAGCATTTGCGGCTGCTGGATCATTTAAACCACTTAAAATAGTGATTTTAGATGAAGCAACTCACATCTTACAAGCAGGACAAGTTATTTTGTTAAACATGATGGAAACATATAGTTTAACTACTCGTTTTATCTTAACAGGTAACTACCCAGAACGTTTAATCGATCCACTTAGAAGTAGATGTCAGGAATTTGATTTAGCTCCTCCATCTAAGAAAGTAATTGCTCAACACATTTCAGTTATTTTAGACAAAGAAAATATCGAATATGAAATACCTGATTTAGTAACTATTGTAAATAAATATTTTCCTGATTTTAGAAAGATTATCAATAACTGTCAAAAGTATACTATAGATGGTGTTTTAAAATTAGATACAATGTCTAATACAGACGACAACTATAAAGATGCTTTATTGGCTGAATTAAATAAACCATCCGTTAAATCGTTTAATAACATTAGACAAATTATTGCTAATACTGATTTAGAAGATTTTGATGATGTGTATAAATTTTTATACGAGAAATTAAATGAGTACTCTAATGGAAATGAAGGTATAATTATATGTTACTTAGAAGAATATATGTATCATGCTACTTTTAGATTAGATAAAGAAATAAACATAATGGCTTGTATAGCTAAAATCTTAGAAACAATAAAATAAATAAATAAAAACAAAATGAAAGACTTAACTCAACCCCAAATCGACATTACATTAACTAAAGCAGTTGTTGATGAAAATGGAAAACCAATTTTATTAGCTGAAGGAACTATCTTACGTAAAGGAAGTAAATTTATCTTAGGAACAGACAAAGATCCATTAATTCCAATTCCAATAATGTATGATGTAGAAACAAAGAAAATTTTATTAGATATGATTCCTAAAGAAATAAGAGAGGAATATTCAGAAATTGGATTTACATTAGAGCAAAAGTAATGACTAAAGACAAAATATATACTGTATTTGATTTAATTAAAGGAATCATTGACACTAAACCATCATGGGACTCATTGTCTCCTGATAAACAAAAGGTGTTTAATGGATATATGGTTAATAGAATTTTATCAATGAATCCTAAATATGTTGAAGTTGTTAATTACGTTCAAGGATTAAATATTAAAGATAATAAAAAGTTGTATGAGGTGTATTGTTTTTTGATCCCAAGATCAAAGAACACTTACTCCCCATTCATCAGATCAACTACTAAAAAACTATATCCAACTGAATTACTAAAACATATATCTGAACAATTTGAATGTGCTACTTCAGAAGCTGAAGAGTATATTCAAATGGTAGATAAAGAATGGTTAGAGGAAATTTTAACTAGTAGAGGAATAGATGAAAAAGAAATTAAAAAACTAGTAAAATGATAAAAGAAGAAAAAAAATTAATTTTAGGAAATGAACTTCCATTTCCTACAGGAACCATTGCTATAACACAACCTAATCATGTAGGATGTTATAAAATAGGTGGTGAGCAAGGATTACATTTCTATTTAACAATTAAACCAAAATGGTTTCATAGAAAAATGATGAAATTATGTTTAGGATGGGAATGGGTAAATAATAAGTAAAATATAAAAATGGCAAAAGAAGAAATGTCTGTTATTGAACAGCTAGAAAAAGAATATCCTACTATCGCTCAAGGATACAAACAAATAATGAAAGAACAATATACATTGTTTGCACGTAAGCACATAGACTATGGAATGTCAAATATCGCTGCTGGTACTCAATTAGTAAACGATGAAGAAAAAGACTTTGCATTAACTGGACTTTGGTATCGCTTATCAGATAAAGTAAATAGATGGAAAAATCTTATCATTACTAAACAAACTGCTAAAAATGAAGCATTAACTGATACTTATCAAGATATTACTAACTATGGCATTATTGCTCAGTTAGTAGAAAGAGGTCTTTGGAAAAAATAGTATGGCTAAAAGTAAAATTCCATCTACAATAAAACAAATCCAAAACTACAAACCGCAGGAAATAAACTACGCATTTCAAAAAACTATTTCCTATTCTCAAATGTCAATGTATTTGCAATGCCCTAAAAAATGGGCATTACAATACAGAGATGGACATAAAGTACCTAGTTTTTCTATCAACATGACTTTTGGAACCGCAATACACGAAACATTACAAAATTATTTATCTGTAATGTATAGTGAATCAGGAGCAGCTGCTGATAAAATTAATCTATGGGAATATTTTGAAGACTGTTTTAGTGCTACATATTTAAATGGATACAAATCAAACAATAATATCCATTTTACCAACCCAAATGAAATGAGAGAATTTTTTGATGATGGAGTAGCTATATTGGATTTCATTAAAAAAAGACGAGGCGAATATTTTAGTATTAAAGGATGGCATTTAGTAGGAATCGAGATCCCCATCGTTATAGCGCCAAATAAAACACATAACAACGTTTTATTCAACGGCTTCATTGACTTAGTAATGTATCATGAAGGAACAAATAAATTCGTTATCTACGATATAAAAACAAGTACTCGTGGGTGGGGAGATAAAGAAAAGAAAGACGAAATTAAACAATTCCAAATACTACTTTATAAATCATTTTTTAGTGAACAATTTGGAGTTCCTGAAGAAAACATCGATGTTGAATTCTTTATTGTAAAGCGTAAAATATGGGAAGAAAGTGAATTTCCTCAAAAACGTGTACAGATATTTGCTCCTGCAAATGGTAAAACAAAAGTAAAAAAATCAAAAGCAGCATTAGATACATTTATTGATGAAGCATTTAATTTAGATGGTTCATACAAATTCACAGACCACCAACCACAACCTAGTAAATCTAATTGCATGTATTGTCCATATAAAGATAAAAAAGAGTTATGCAACAAATCAACTCTTATATAATACGCATATATGTATATATAAACAATATGTTATGGAAGAAAACAAAGAACAATTAACCTCAGTAAAAGTCGACAAAACACTATTCGATACTTTTAAAATAGAGTGTGTAAAAAGAAAATTCTCGTTAAATAAACTTGTAAATCGAGCAATGGATTTATATCTTAACGATGAAAATTTTAGAAAACAAGTAACCAATTTAAAAACCAAAGACTAAAACCCGTTATGAAAGACAGTTTTGATTATTTACCTCAGAGCAAGAGGAAAAAAATACTTCTTATATGCGACGATATTCGAGCATTTAGTGGAGTAGCAACAGTAGCTAAAGAAATAGTATTAGGCACAGCACATCATTTCAATTGGATTAATATAGCAGGAGCTATACAACACCCAGATAAAGGAAAAAGATTTGATGTATCTGCTGAAACAAATAAAGTAGCAGGAATAGATGATTCATCAGTAATGATTTATCCAACTGATGGATATGGTGATACAACTTTTATTCGTCAATTAATTGCTATGGAAAAACCAGATGCTATATTTTTAATTACAGATCCTAGGTATTTTACTTGGTTATTTAATATTGAAAATGAAATTAGGAAAAAAATGCCTATTATTTATTTAAATATTTGGGATAGTCCATTTCCTTATCCATTATGGAATAAAGTATTTTATGAATCGTGTGATGTTTTATTGTCAATCTCTAAACAAACCAAAAACATAAATGAAGTTGTTTTAGGTGATAAAGCAAAAAACAAAATCATTAAATATATTCCTCATGGTTTAAATGAAGAAACATATTTCCCTATTACTCCTGAATACGCTAAGTATAAAGAATATAAAGAGTTTAAAAAACAAGTATTAGGTGATAAAGAATATAGTTTTGTTTTATTTTTTAATTCAAGAAATATTCGCCGTAAACAAATACCAGACACACTATTAGCATTTAGAATGTTTTTAGATGGTTTACCTAAAGAAGAAGCAGATAAATGTGCTATATTACTTCACACTGAAATAGTAAGTGAACATGGAACTGATTTAAATGCTGTAAAAGAATATTTGTTTGAAAATTATCCAAACAACGTTATATTCCACCAACAAGGAGTAGGAGCAGAACAAATGAATTGGTTATACAATATGTCTGATGCTCAAATATTGATTACAGATAATGAGGGTTGGGGATTAAGTTTAACTGAAGCAATGTTAGCTGGTAAACCAATTATAGCTAATTGTCAAGGTGGAATGCAAGACCAAATGCGTTTTGAAGATGAAAAAGGTAATTGGATTGATTTTAATGTAGATTTTCCTTCAAACCATAGAGGTACATTTAAAAAACATGGTGATTGGGCATTCCCAGTTTATCCAGCAAGTATATCGATTCAAGGATCTCCTCAAACACCTTATATATCAGCAGATAGAGTTGCTCCGGAAGATGTAGTTGCTCAAATAGAAAAAGTGTATTATTTATCTCCAGACATGAGAAAACAACTTGGTTTAGAAGGTAGAGAATGGGCTATAAGTGATGAAGCAGGATTTACAAGCAAACATCAAGCTAGAAGAGTAATAAATGCTTTAGATGATTTATTTTCAACTTGGAAACCAAGAGAAAAATATGAACTTATAAATGCTACAACTCATAAATTAGATGTATCTCGTAACCATAAATTAACTTATTAAAATAAAATCTATGAATAAACCACTTTTTATAATTAGCTGCCCCATAGATACCTACTCAGGGTATGGAGCTCGCTCTCGTGACTTAGTTAAATCCATCATTGAATTAAAAAAAGATGAATGGAATATACAAATAATGCCTCAACGTTGGGGTGATTGTAGTTGGGGATTTATTAATGATAACCCTGAATGGGGATTTTTATCACAATATTTTTTACCTCAACCACAATTAACTCAACAACCAGATATTTGGGCTCAAATAACTGTACCTAATGAATTTCAACCAATAGGAAAATACAATATTGGTATTACAGCAGGTATTGAAACAACAATTTGTCCTCCTGAATGGCTTGAAGGAGTAAATAGAATGAATATTACTTGGGTATCATCAAAACACTCTAAAAAAGTATTTGAAGATACTAAGTTTGAAAAGAAAGATCAACAAGGTAGAGTAATAGGATTAGTTCAATTGGAAAAACCAATGGAGGTTATTTTTGAAGGAGCTGATTTAGATAAATATAAAATACTTGATCCTAAAGAATTAACTAGTATTGATTTAAGTCCAATTAAAGAATCATTTGCTTATTTATTTGTAGGACATTGGATTAACTTAAATTCACCACTTGGTGAAGATAGAAAAAATGTTGGACTATTAATTAAAGCATTCTTTGAAACATTCAAAAACAAATTAAATAAACCAGCATTAATATTAAAAACATCTGGAGCTGTTAGTTCATACATGGATAGAGATGCTATATTAAGAAATATAGACGTTATTAAAAAAACAATAAATAGTAAAGATTTACCAAATGTTTATTTATTACATGGTGAATTTACAGATACTGAAATAAATGAGCTATATAATAACCCAAAAGTAAAAGCAATGGTTTCATTAACTAAAGGTGAAGGTTTTGGTCGTCCATTACTTGAGTTTAGTTTAGTTAAAAAACCAATTATTACTACAAATTGGAGTGGTCACACAGATTTCTTACATTACAAAAATAATGTTTTATTAAATGGTGAATTAAAACCAGTACACCCAGCAGTAGCAAATCAATTCCTACTTAAAGAAAGTTCTTGGTTTAATGTTAATCCACCTGAGGTAGGTGAAGCATTAATGAATGTATTTAAAAACTATGATGATTATTTACCAGGTGCTCGTAAGCAAGGTGAATACAATAAGGAAAAACATTGTTTTAATGCTATGAAAGAAGTTGTAAATGAACAATTAAGTAAAGTACCTGATTTTCCTAAACAAGTACAATTAAAATTACCTCAACTTAAAAAAATTGAATTACCAAAATTAACTAAAATATAAAATGAACGATAACTTAATAACATGCAAGCACTGTGGATCAGATGCTTGCTATGTAACCGAAAACTCAGACATCATCAAAACTTATAGCTGCTTCGGATGTGGATATACCAGCAATTCTTTAATGAAAGAAGGTGAAGAATTCTATGCTCAACAATTAGAAGTCCTACCTGAAATCTATAAAGACGTAATGTTTAAAGACGAGGATGGTTTAATGTGGATGCCTACTACAATCAATTTACCTCAACAAGGTATGGTGTTTTACAATGGCACAAATAAAGAAAATGCTAAATGGGCCGCTGTAAAAGCAGTTGAAGTACTAGAAGCAGAAAAAGAAAAATACCCAATTAAAGGCAAACCAGGAGAATTCTATGAATGGAGAATGGATATGTCTACTATAAAGCCTTTTGAAATGAAAGAATTTATGGAAGCTTTATCTTACATTGGGGTTTTACCAGAATAATTCTTATATTTAGGTTATGAAAATTAGTTATGCAATTACAGTATGTAATGAACTTAAGGAAATACAACGTTTACTTGATTTTTTATTATCTGAAAAAAAAGAACATGATGAAATCATTGTGTTAATGGATACAACTAAAGCTACTGATGAATTAGTATCAACACTACGTCATTATGAGATGCATAATATGGATCATATGACAGTATGGGCAGATAAGTTTGAAGGACACTTTGCTGATTGGAAAAACAAATTAGCTTCTTATTGTTCAGGTAATTATATTTTCCAAATTGATGCTGATGAATTACCTCACACTGACTTAGTAAAAATTTTACCATTAATGTTAGAACAAAATTCAGAAGTAGATTTATTTTTTGTTCCTAGAATAAACACAGTAGAAGGACTTACTCAAGAACATATTATTAAATGGAGATGGAATGTGGATGAAAAAGGTTGGGTTAATTTTCCTGACTATCAAACACGAATCTATAAAAAATCTCCTGAAATAAAATGGGAAGGTAAAGTACATGAAAGAATAACTGGTACTAAAACATTTTCCCCATTACCAGCTGAAGAGGTTTGGTGCTTGTATCATCCTAAAAATATAGAAAAACAAGAAAAACAAAATAATTACTATGAAACAATATAAAAAAATCTTTATAGCTGGAGCTAACGGGATGCTAGGTACTACTTTACAAAGTATTGTTGATACTAAAGATTTCCTACTCACAGATAAAGAAACATCAGAAAATATTAGTTGGTGTGATATTAGAGACCTACAATACACAACTAATCTAATTAAAGAATACCAACCAGACATAATTCTAAATTTTGCAGCATTAGTAGATTTAGAATATTGTGAAAAAAACCAAGACGATTGTTATTCAACAAATACAGTTGCTGCTATTCATTTATTCAATCTAGCTAAAGATTTAAACATTCCATATGTGTTTATAAGTACAGCAGGTATATTTGGTAATGATAAAGAATTTTATACAGAAGAAGATCAACCATATCCACTAAGTGCTTATGGTAAAAGTAAATATTTTACTGAACAACTTTTACTAAACCAAAACTACTCTAAATACTGGATATTCAGAGCAGGATGGATGATGGGTGGTGGTCCTGAAAAAGATAAAAAATTTGTTAATAAAATTATGAAACAAGTTAAATCAGGAGCTAAAGAATTATTTGTTGTAGATGATAAATTAGGAGTACCTACTTATACTAAAGATTTTGCTAGTTCAATTTTGAAACACATAGAAGAAGAATTACCTTATGGATTATACAATATGGTAAGTCAAGGTGAAGCTAGCAGATATGAAACAGC